TTTATCTTGAGAATGCAATTTCCCAAGCAGCAAAAGATGCTCTCTTTGAATTCAATGATGAGATTACCAGAACAAACTTCGTAAATACAATCGAACCATTCTTGCGCGATGTCCAAGCCAAGAGAGGAATTTTTGATTATGTTGTTATTTGCGATGAGACAAATAACACTGCTGCTGTGATAGATAATAATGAATTTATTGCCGACATTTACATCAAACCAGCAAGGTCCATCAACTTCATTGGACTCAACTTTATTGCCACCAAGACTGGTGTTGATTTTGAAGAAGTAATCGGAAACTTTTAATTTAGAGGTTTAACAGAAAATGGCAACCAGAACCCAACTTAACACAATTCCATTAAGAAAAATTACAGACTTCAAGAGTAAGCTGTCGGGTGGTGGCACCAGAAGTAACCTCTTTGAAGTTGAGCTTGCTTTCCCAGCAGCACTTGGTATTGATTCAAATACCCTTGACAAGAGTAGATTTCTTGTCAAAGCAGCAAATCTTCCTGCATCAAATGTCACTCCTGTTGAAGTAGCATTTAGAGGAAGAACTTTAAGACTTGCTGGAGACCGCACATTTGAAAGCTGGACGATTACTGTTATTAACGATACTGACTTTGCAATTCGTTCCGCATTTGAAAAGTGGACTAACTATATGAATCGTCTTTCTGATGCAACTGGAACTACAGATCCAGCTCTTTATCAAGCAGATGCATTTGTTTATCAACTAAATCGTGATGGAAGCATCTTAAGAGCTTATCACTTCTATGATTTATTCCCAACCAGTGTAAGTGCAATTAACCTGGCATATGAAACTGAAGCAATTCAAGAGTTTACTGTTGAAATGCAAGTTCATTGGTGGGAAGCAATTAAAGGAACTTCTCCTGCTGCAGGCGGTGAAGATATTAACTAAATAGAGTATAATATAGAGTTTAACTTATAAAATGGCGAAACTTTTTGGTTTTTCGATTGAGGATAATGAAAAAAAATCCAAGTCAATAGTTTCCCCCGTACCTCAAACTGATGAGGACGGGGTTGATTATTATATTCAATCTGGATTTTATGGTCAGTATGTAGACATTGAAGGTGTTTACAGAACTGAATTTGATTTAATGCGTCGCTATAGAGAAATGGCACTTCACCCAGAGTGTGATAGTGCCATTGAAGATATTGTAAATGAAGCAATCGTAAGTGATCTTTATGATTCTCCAGTTGAGATTGAATTAACAAATCTAAACGCAAGTGATAAGTTAAAAGAAATAATTAGAAAGGAATTTAAGTCCATCAAAGAGATGAATGATTTTGATAGGAAATCTCACGAAATTTTTAGAAACTGGTATGTTGACGGAAGATTATATTATCTAAAAGTCATTGATATGAAGAAACCTCAAGATGGTATTCAAGAATTGAGGTATATTGATCCGATGAGGATGAAGCACGTCCGCCAAGAAAAAAGGACGAAAGGAAAAAATGGCGCAGACATTGTAGATAGATTAACTTATAACGGAAATTCTGCAAATAATTTAGATACAATGTATTCTGAAATGGAAGAATACTTTATCTATTCTCCAACTCCAAATTACCCAATGGGAAATTTAAGTGGAGCGGCTAAAGGTTCTCTCCGAATTGCAAAAGATTCTATTACATATTGCACTTCAGGTTTAGTTGATAGAAATAAAGGGACTGTTCTTTCATATCTCCATAAAGCAATTAAAGCACTCAATCAACTTCGAATGATTGAGGATTCTCTGGTTATTTACAGATTATCAAGAGCACCAGAGCGTCGTATTTTTTACATCGATGTTGGTAATCTTCCAAAAGTAAAGGCAGAACAATACCTCAAAGAGGTTATGTCTCGTTATAGAAACAAATTAGTTTACGATGCTAATACCGGAGAAATCCGCGATGATCGTAAATTTATGAGTATGCTTGAAGATTTCTGGCTCCCTCGTCGTGAAGGTGGTAGAGGGACAGAAATTACAACTCTTCCCGGTGGTCAAAATCTTGGAGAATTGTCTGATATTGAGTATTTCCAAAAGAAACTTTATAGATCCTTGAATGTGCCCGAAACCAGAATTGCTGGCGGCGGAGAAGGATTTAATATGGGTCGTTCTTCTGAAATTTTAAGAGATGAATTAAAGTTTTCTAAATTTGTTGGTCGTTTGAGAAAAAGATTTGCTCAAATGTTCAATGATATGCTCCGAACTCAACTTCTTCTGAAGAATGTAGTTTCTCCGGAAGATTGGGAAAAAATGGAAGATCATATTCAGTATGACTTCCTTTACGATAATCATTTTTCAGAATTGAAAGAAGCAGAACTTCTTACAAATCGTTTGACACTTTTGACTACGGTAGAACCTTATATCGGAAAATATTATTCAACAGAGTATGTACGTAAGAAAATTCTTCGTCAAACGGATTCTGAAATTATTGAAATTGATTTGCAAATTGATGACGAAATTGAAAAAGGTATACTTCCGGATCCAAATGCGCCAGTGGATGAAATGGGAAATCCATTGCCTCCTGAAGGTGAGGAAGGTGCTGGACAAGCAATTGAACAAGGTGCTGGTGGAGAGGTGCCAATTGAACCTACAGTGGATGTGTCACAGGTAGAAATAAAAGAACCCAAAGGTGGCAAAATATAAATAGTCCTATAATAATAAAATAAATTTATGGAAGAACTTATCGATTTGATTGCATCTGATGGTGCTCCAGCAGATGTTTCCGACAGAATTAAAGACTTATTGTATGCAAAAGCTGCTGATAGAGTAGATAGTGCTCGTCCAGAAATTGCTGCAGTGATGTTTGGTGAAAATGATTCTACTGGAGATAACGAATAATGGCAATAAAAATTGTCCAAAATGTAAATAGAATTTCCCCTACAGTTTCTGTAGCCGCTACTAGCAATCCAATTGCACTCAAAAGCGGATATATTCGTGTTGCTTGTGCTTCAACAGCAGTATATGTAGAAACTGGAGGAGAACCTGTAGCTACTGTTAATTCTTTCTTGATTTCCCCTTTTGGAAACGAAGTTCTGAAAGAGAGAATTGCAAAACAACAGATAGTCGGAATTACTACAGGAACATCAACTGTAATTACTTTTGATAATAATGCAGGAAATCCATTTTTAGTTGGTGATTATGCAACAATTGAAAATGCTCAACCTGCAGGAATCAATACAGTTCATCGACTAGTAACTGCTACAACTGATTCAACAGTTACGATTGCAGCAAATACATCATCAATTGTTGGAGTAATTACTGCAACTGGATCTACTTTATCCAGAAGCGTAAGAGTTTCAGCTCTTGCTGTTAGTAGCGCCACAGATGTAAGTATCACAGAAGTAGTCCAATTAGTTTCCGAATAAAATGAAACTCATCACAGAAGAAATTCAAAAAGTAGAATTTATTACCGAAAAAGTAGGTAATAAAAAAAATCTATACATTGAAGGAGTCTTCCTTCAAGGTGATATTTGCAATCGTAATGGAAGAATGTATCCAATGGCAACTCTGAGTAAAGAGGTCAGCAGATACAATGAAAACTTCATTCAAAAAGGTCGCGCTTTAGGAGAACTTGGTCATCCCGATGGTCCTACCGTGAACCTAGATAGAGTTTCTCATAAAATTGTTTCTCTCACTCGTGAAGGAAATAATTTTAAAGGAAAGGCACTCGTTCTCGAAACTCCTATGGGTAAGATTGCAAAGTCCCTCATTAGTGAAGGAGTTTGTCTCGGTGTTTCTTCTCGTGGAGTTGGATCATTGAGAATGACCAATGAGGGTCATAAAATTGTTGGTGAAGATTTTATGCTTGCAACTGCTGCTGATATTGTAGCAGATCCTTCTGCCCCTGATGCTTTTGTTCAGGGAATTATGGAAGGTAAAGAATGGGTTTGGGAAGGTGGTATTCTTCGTGAAAGACTTGCCGAACAAACTCAAAGAAGAATTAACACTCTTGTTGATCAAAAAAGACTTGAAGAACATAAGTTGAATCTATTCAACGAATTTCTTTCAAATCTTTAAATTATAAATAAATATAGATTATATACAAGATCTAAAACAAATGTCCGTTGGTAGCAATTTACAAGAAATGGAAAACGTAGTAACCAAAGGGGCTGCACCTGCCGAGCCAATGCACAAACTGACTGGGACAACTCCTGGTCAAACTGGTGGTTGGGAAGATCTCGGTGGTCCTACTCCAGAAAATTACAAGCCCGATGATAATTCAGCAGAATTAAAGACTCCTGCTACAACTCTTGCTCAAGTAAAGGATGTTGTTAATGCGAAAGCACAAGCAGCAATGCCTATGCAAGGAGTTAAAGAGGAAGCAGAGGATGAAATTGAAGATGAGGAGGAAGTAGTTTCCGAAGCTTCTGAAGAGCACGAGGAAGAAAAAGAAGAAGAGAAGCCTCATAAGAAAGGTCAGAAAAAGACCGAAGAAGAAGATGAGTAAGAAGATGATGAAATGAAGGAAGAATTTGATATCGAAGAAGATGTCAATGCTCTTCTGGAAGGTGAAGAACTCTCTGAAGAATTCCAAGAAAAGGCACGTATTATTTTCGAATCTGCTATCAGATCAAAAGTTGCTGAAATTAAAGAGCAACTTGAAGAGGCATATGAGCAGACACTTGTAGAAGAAATTCAAACAATCAAAGAAGGTCTTGCTGACCGTGTTGATGCATACCTTGAGTATGTTGCTGACGAGTGGATTCAAGAAAATGCACTCGCAGTTGAGCACGGTCTTAAGACTGAAATGACTGAATCATTCCTTCATGGAATGAAGAGTCTTTTTGAAGATCATTATGTAACAATCCCTGAAGATAGATATGATGTCATCGAGAGCATGGTAGATAAACTTGATGAAATGGAAGAAAAACTCAACGAGCAAATTCAAAGAAATG